GAACTTGAAGCCGTTTTGGGAGAAGAGATGTCACCCGCAGAGCTTGAAGCCGCGAAGCATGAAGAGTGCAGAGGCGCGATAGACTATGAAAAATGCATGGGCCATCCAGCCGGCCCCCCACGCTCCAGTCACAGAGGTGGCGCCCCACAAGGCGGCGACCACCCTTCCCGCAGCGACCCTCGCTTCGACTGGTACGAGGAATAAATAATGAAGATTACAAAATCCCAACTTAAAGAGATTATTAAGGAAGAGCTTGAAGCCGTTCTTGATGAAGGGCTTTGGTCCGATGTCAAAGCTGGTCTGGGAATAGGCGATGAATTGGAAAAACGACTCGCAGCTAACCCGAACTATGGTAGTTCAAAGGCAGAGATAAGGCGTCAAAAGGAGCCGGCCCTGGTCCGAAATCTCCATGCCCAGTGGAGTAACGCTAAGAACGTCGACGGCGAAAAGCGAGCAATTGAAGCACTCCAGGACTTAGAATTGACAAATCCTGACTCGATAGAGCGCCGCGACCAATTGGTGAGAGATCTGCCAACTCTAGGCAAGCAGCGACACGCGGAATGAAGGGGAAATAGTAATGCCTAAACAACTTTTACGAGAATATTATGCACTGTGCGAAGGCGGCGTCTGCCAGGATCTTCTCAACGAAGAAGAGAAAAGACAAGTCGCCGCGGGCGAATGCATGTACTTAACTGGAAAACTGCAGGAAGGCGGCGTTGTTAATGGAAATCAGCGGATGTATCCTCCTCAAGTTATCATGAGAGAAGTTAAAAACTATCAGAAGCTTGTTCAGGAAAATCGCGCTTTAGGTGAATTAGATCATCCAGAAAATAATGTGATCTCGCTGGAGAAAGTTTCGCACCGCGTAACTGCCATCTGGATGGAAGGTAATGTTGCGATGGGGAAAGTCCAAGTTCTTAACACACCTGCCGGCAAAATTCTACAAGAATTGGTTAATGGCGGATGCAAGATGGGAATTTCTTCTCGCGGGATGGGTTCTGTTCGCGAAGACAAAGGCACTACAATCGTGGAAGATGACTTTCAGTTAATTTGTTTTGACTTTGTTTCTGAGCCATCAACTCCTGGTGCATTTATGATGCAAGAATCAAAAGACTTTAAGAACAAAGTATTTACCAAGGCAGATCGTATCAATAGATTAATTAATGAGGTTATAGATGAATAAGGCAGATTTAAAAAAGATTATTAAGCCAGTTGTGAAAGAGTGCATTCATGAGGTTCTCTTGGAAGAGGGCCTTTTGTCTAATGTAGTAGCCGAAGTTGCAAAAGGCATGCAAGGAAATCTTATGGTTGAGGCCCCACGCCCGGCGCCAGTAGAGCGAACACACCGCGATACTTCTAACAACACAAGAAAGAAGATCAACGAGCATCGCGCAAAGTTGATGAGTTCAATTGACAAAGATGCTTATAATGGGGTTAATTTGTTTGAGGGCACAGAGCCGCTGACAAGCCGCGAGGCCTCGACACCTAAAGCCGGAACTATCGATTTAGGAAACCCAGAGGACTCGGGCGTCGATATTTCGTCTTTAATGGGCCCATCAACCCAAATTTGGAAGGCGATGAAGTAGGAAAAGATGGCCAATAAAATAAATGTAATTGTTAGAGCAAGAGAATGTAAAAATAATAATGAACGCTTGATACGTAAATTTTGCAAGAAAGTTAAAAAAGAACGCATCATTGAACAAGTTAGAGATCGAAAAAGATACAAAAAACCTTCTGTTGTAAAAAAGGAAAAGCGTATACGGGCTCAACGGACGCGTCAACGAGAAGCGTTAAAAAAACAAAGAGCAATAGAAAGGCGCAATAGAAACAGAAAGTGACTATTTATATTGAATGTACACTTTAAATAGGAGATTTGAACATGGGTGAGTACAGTTGGAGAATAGAGCCAGGACTAAATAACGTTGGCTCCTATCAAGTAAGTGGTAAACCATATGCGACAGGAAGCATCGATGCCAAGCATGGCCTTCGTCCAGGCGGTTTTGAAATTGTATTTCCCTATGTGGCCAGATGGTTTAAGGTTATGAATTACGATACCTCAAATTCTTGCAAAGTTGCTTTTTCTGTAAGCGGAATGACTGGTTCTAGTAATTATTTTACCGTTCCAATAGCAGATGCTGACGCGAACGGCGCCGGCGACAGTGGTGTGTTAGAACTAAAAGTATCTTCTATTTGGGTGTCGGGATCAACAAACGTTGATGTTGTTGCGGGTCTAACATGGATTCCGGCCGTGCGCACAGCCACTGCAGATGGTACTAATTGGTCAGGCTCTAGCGGGGTCGGTTAACATGGCGCAGTTTGCCTGGGCATATATTGATTGCGAGTCCGCGAAGGGATCTGGTTCGTTTGGGCCCCCCAATTCGCTGCAGTTTGTAACAGAATCCAGTAACGGGGCTACAACTGGTTCCGCTTATTTGACTTATCACACAGCATCGATGTATGGTCATCCACCGTCAACTTTGTTCTTGTCAGGCAATCTTATTGTCACTGGAGCAATTAGTGCTAGCACTTTCCATTGGCAGGATATTACGCATATAGATGCCACTGGTTCGACCTTTTTTGGTGATGATCAAACAGATTCACACGTCCGCAGTGGAAGTATGTATCTGCATAAAAATAGCAATTGGCCACCAGTATACAGATTTGATGTTGTTAATGCTAGGGCGACTATGTTGTCTGATATTTCTTCCTCACTAAAAGGAATGTTTAAGGGCGCCGTCATCACAGAGGGATATCTTCATGTGTCCGGAACTTCTATTTTAGGAAATGAATCCGCTGACAATATTGTAGCGAACGCTAAACTAACTGCTTCGCAGGGCGGCTATTTCGCCGATAGAGTCGGCATCGGAACAAATTCCCCCGGCAATCCTTTAGATGTGCAGATGAACGAGTCTGGTTATCTAGCACGCTTCTACGCGCTAGCCGGTAACCAAAACGCTGGAATATTAATTCGCAACGGCGACCGAGGATACGGGTTTAATGTTCGCCACGATCTATCTGAAACATTCGTTATTAATGAAGTTATAGGCGAAACAGATATCATGGCATTTGACGTGAATGGCAAAGTCGGCATTGGAACGAATAGCCCAACACACAAACTCACGGTCGTTGGTGGCGTTTCTGGCTCCGGCGTACTACAAGCAGTTGGAAATGCAACTGTTGTCGGTACTTTAAATGTTTCTGGTGCGGCAACAATGGCTCACCATGTTGTACCCAAAGTTAATGATTCAAAAAATCTAGGCTCTAGCGATAAGAAGTGGTCAAACATTTATTGTACGACTCTATATGCCACCACTATTGCTGGTGGCTCACCGCTGCATCTATCCGCTTCTAGCATTACTTTAACAGGGAGTGTCACATTTTCGGGCAGCGGTACCGTGCTTTCTTCTACAGGTTCTTATTATTCTGGCTCCGGAGGTTCAACAGAGATTTCTGGTGGCCATATCATTATTACCGGCTCAAGCCCTGCCATAACCATTGCGGCTGGTGATCTTATCGTATCAGGAAGTTCTTATTTAGGAGATGCCGCGGCAGATGATACAGTGATAACTAGTCGATTAACAGCTTCTCAAGGTATGTTTGTAAATGCAGACAGTCTTCCGATTCAAATAGGCGCTAGCGCTGATTTACAATTCGTTCATAATGGCACAAATAGTATAATTGCTAACAAAACCGGCCATCTTCTTATTGACAGTCAAGCAATCGGAAAGCATATTCGACTTGATCTGGGAGCTGACGATGCCACCACCGCTATTCATGTGAGAAATAACAGTGGTGCGACCAAGCTTTCAATTAATGCGGCTGGCGCCGTATCTGGATCGAGCACCCTTCATGCGGTGGGGGCAACCACGTTCGGAAGTACGCTATCTACAACTGGCTCAATTACTGCCGGTAGCCATATTTTGCCATTCGCCGATAATTCTTATAATCTAGGTTCGGGCGCCCGGCGCTGGGCTAACTTGTATACCGGCGACTTGCATCTCAAAAATGATCGCGGAGATTGGACAATTGTTGAGGAAGAAGATTTTTTGTGTGTAATTAATAATAAGACAGGTAAGAAATTTAAAATGAACCTGATCCCCTTGGAGGATGATGAATAATGCCAATTTATACTAGTACTCTTTCTGGTTCTGGAACCGTACACACGGTGGGAGCAACCACTTTCGGCTCTACGTTAAACGTCACAGGTGCGATTAGCGGATCGTCTACAATTTCCGGCCTTGCAGTAACCGCCACATCCCTTAATTTACAGAATGGGGGCATTACGAACGCCGGCGCCATTACCGGTATTACAAATTTCTCTAGTTCCGGCGGTTTAACAGTCACAAATCCTGCCGATTTTGGTTCTACAGTTTCTACTACTGGTTCGATTTCCGGCTCAAGTACGCTACAGATTGTTGGCGCCGCAACTTTTGGAACTACTATTGCCACTACAGGTTCTATTTCTGGCTCAAGCACCCTTTCGTGTGTTGGGGCGATCACGACCGCTGGTGGTCTTAACCTACAAACTTCCGGTATAACAAATGCTGGCGCAATTGCTGGCGCAACAACTGTTGCGGCATCAACGAGCGTAAAGACCCCTCTCATTGAATATACTGACGGTGATGATGCAATAACCATTGCTGATGGCGGTGGCGTTACGTTCTCAAGTACAGTTAAACTTGTTGACGACAAAACTCTCACCTTTGGATCTAATGATGATTGGACCATTGAATATGATGAAGATGGTGACAATGACCTTGTAATGACCGGCACTACATTTGAAATGGCAACTGATACTGCGACATTTACATCGGCAAACGCAACAGATCCGCTGGTTATTATCAAGAATACAACTAACGATACTGGTTGCGCTCGTTTAAGATTTGTTAAAGATAAGGGCGCCGCCGGTGACGCTAACGATGATGTAGGAATAATTCAGTTCTATGGCGATGACGCAAACCAAGATCAAGTTTTGTTTGGACGGATTAGAACTCGTGTTGCCGTACACACCGATGGCCAAGAAGGCGGTAAGATGCAATTCGCAGTCGCCTCACATGACGGAGAATTGGTTGCCGGCTTAACCATCGGCGATGGAGACGCCGAGGATGAAGTCGATGTCATAATCGGCTCCGGAGCAGATTCCCTCACCACAATCGCCGGCGACTTAGGCATACCAAATGGTGGATTTGCTTTAGGATCAGATGCAGATGGAGATGTATATTATCGCAATTCCGGCAATTTACAGAGGCTGGCAAAAGGCGACGATGATCAAGTACTGACGCTAGCTAGTGGTATTCCATCCTGGGCTGCCGCCTCCGCGGGAAGTACTTTTACGAACCTATCTGGCTCCGGTATTTTACAGACAGTTGGCGCCACCATTCTTGGGAGTACGCTAAACGTCTCTGGCAATGTTCTGGTGGCAGGAGAAACACATTTATCAAATTCAGCCGGAACCGAGGTTTTAAGAATTGCGAAGGCAGATGGTGATACTAGAGAAATCGTTTTTGAGAACGAGGGCACAGATAAAGTTAGTATGTATATGAACTCGGCAGAACATTTCTTCCTTAGACAACACGACGCAGCCAAAGATATAATGTTGCGTATGGATACCACGAATGTTTTACAGCTTGATGGTGATGCGTCTACGGCTAAGCTTGCGTGGCCCCTTGAGCTTGGTGTTGATGACACCGGCGTTGATTTTCGAATTTATAGTGCCACCACTAACGAGGGCGTTCTATACGATGCGTCAGAAGATGAGCTAGCACTTTTGCTTACAACAAAACTTAAGTTTCACGATGTTGGTGGCGGTGAAGAAATCTTTGCCTCTGCAGATGGGTACCTTGAGGTTAATGCCGGCACAACTTTAGATATAACGGCTCCAACGGTTGATATTAATGCGTCAACAGCTGTTACAATTGATGGTCCAGCAGTAACGATTGCCGATAGTGCTGATGGCAAACCAGTGTTGACCGTAAAGACAACTCATACGACAAAAACATCTTCAGGTGAACTGCAATTTCTTAAAGATGCTGCCGATACAGAAGATGGCGAGGTGCTGGGTCAAATTACTTTCTATGGTGAAGACGAAGGCGACAATAATACGATGTTCGCCAAGATTGTGGCTGAGATATCTGAATCTGATGAGACCGATGAAGCCGGCAAATTGTCGTTCTATGTTGCTGAAAGCGATGGCACCGACACAGCCATGACTGCCGGCTTGGTGCTCGAAGGAGAGCACGCAACAGATGGTGAAGTCGATGCCACAATCGGCGCCGGCGCCACCTCTGTAACTACTGTTGCTGGTAGTCTATCTGTTACTACTAACTCTTTTTTCGCTGGATATACCCACTATGATTCTACACCCGCTGACGCTATTACTTCCGGAGTTACAGCCACATTCACAGCAGGAGAAGATTTAGAAATTGGCGAATGCGCCTACTTTAAGTCCGATGGTAAGATGTGGAAAGCTAGCGCATCCGGCGCCGCGCCCCTGGCAAATTGTGTTGCCATGGCCGCGGCAGATATTTCTGCTGATGCCACCGGAGTGTTCTTATTGAAAGGATTTTTGCGTGAGGACACTAATTTTCCAACTTGGACCGTTGGAGGCAGACTTTTCACTCCCGAAGCCGAAACGTCTGGAAAAAACGTTCCCGAACAGACTGCCCCCGATACAGATGGAGACTTTGTTCAAGTTATTGGATGGGCAGTCGACGGAAACACTGTTTATTTCGATCCCGATAGTACGATAATTGAGGTTGCGTAATGGCGTTTGAGGGAGTTAATGGTGTTGTCGCCGCCAGCATTGAGGCAATTAATGGTGTTGCGAAAGGAGACATTGAGGGAATTAATGGCTCAGCACCGCCCGCAGGCGCATCTCATACGGATTTGTGGGTGCTTGTCGGGAAGTCTGGCAAAGTAGGTACTAGCGCTGATGGAAGCAGTTGGACAGTTTATGATATGGGGGGTACTGATAACTGGGCAATTGTCTATAATAAAGATTCAAGCGGTAATGATCTGTGGGGCATGACGCAGGCTTCCAACACCGCCGAGTTTGCATACAGCGCCGATCCAACAGATTCAGACGGATGGACGGATGTGAACCTTGCGGGATCTTTTACAGCCCGCGGACTGGCAATAGACAAAGAGAGCGGCAAATGGTACTTCGCCACCAAAAGCACGAACTCCAATAAGATAATGTTTACCGGCAGTCAAGATGCCGATAGTTTTGGCTCTTTTGATTATAGCAGTGTTTCTTCTAATTATGGCTTCAACTACGGAGTTGCTAGTAATGGATCGGGCAGCATAATGATAGGGGTTCGCGATGATTTGATTGCCACTTCGTCTGCTGGATTGGTCGGCTCCGCAAACTTTCTTGGCGCCGGAAAGACCATTAATAAAGGAGTCGCCCAAGGAGGTGGCAAGTGGTTTGTGACAGCAGGTGGCGGCCAAGCAGCAATGAGTGCCGATGGTGGCCAAAATTGGGATCTTACTCTTGGAGCAGATATCGGCGGGGAGAGCTTCTCAACGTCTCTCAATGCAATTGCGTATGATGGGGGCGCCAACGGTACCGGCACGTGGGTCTGCGTCGGAAACTCTGCATTTATGGCCCGAAGCACAAATAATGGTGTTGATTGGACCGTGATTGACCACTCCGCCACCCACACCAGAAAGCTTCAACACGTCGCAACAAATGGCAGCGGAACGTGGGTTGCAGTTGGAGACGATGGGCGCATCGGAACAAGCACCGATCATGGCGCCGCATGGTCATGGAGCGATGAGTCCATCGCCCAGGATTTGAAGCATGTTGCAATTAACTGGCAACTTCCTTTGGTTGGAGGATGATGTAAGAGAATGAGAATCATTCAAACAAATATCAAATATGTGACACTTGACGATCTAAGGCCCTTAAAAGATTATGATAGCCCAGTAGAAGGCACTATAGAAACCAATGGTTACGTAGTCGTTTCGATAATTAACAGTGAGTATGATCGGCTACTATTAGCAACAGGCTCAATAGAGCATTACACACCATCAGAAAATGAAAAAATCTTACATATTGTTCAGTATGCTGATCTTATTAATATTATCAGAGGCGAGCACATAAAGGTAATAAATGTTGAAGAAGTAGAATAAACTTTACTTCTGCTTTAAGCTCTTAATATATCTGCTTTTTCGGCAGAGAAACACTATTTATTTTGAATTAGTATTTTTTTAGGAGTTCCATACATGTCAAATTTACTAAAGGAGGCTATTGTTGATGCAAAAGCTCTTCGCGAAGCTGCACTCAAAAGCGCAGAAACAACAATTGTTGAAAAGTATTCTGACGAAGTTCGCAAAACTTTAGAGAACATCTTAGAACAAGATGAATTAGGCCTCGCCGGCGATCTTGGCGCCGATCTTGGTGGCGATCTTGGCGCCGATCTTGGTGGCGATCTTGGTGGCGATCTTGGTGGCGATCTTGGAATGGAAGATCCCGGAGCCTTTGGGCCCGAAGCTGAACTGGCTGAGACCGAAGAAGTATTAGAGGATGTCCCGCTTGCAGCCGCTGATGATCTCAGCGATGAAGAGGGAGAAGGCCTGCGACACGCCAATCTTCCCGCAACCGGCGAACCTGTGGATATTGAAGTAGACATTAATTTAGCCGCATTGCAGGAAGCAATTAGCGAACTCCAAACACAAATGGATGAATCACAAGAACTGGAGATCACCGAAGAAGAAATGGTCGAGATCCTTTCTGAGGCTCCCGCTTCTGCTGCTGCAGCCTCGCAAGAAGCCGGCGAAATGGGTGATCCTTCGACTGAGGATGATCCCTCCGAAGGCGAAGCTTCTGAGGAAGCTGCCGATGTAGAGGCCACAGAAGAATTAACTAACGAAGACCTCGACCTCGATGAAATCACCGCAGCCGTGCAGGAAGTCCTTGATGTTGATATGGGCGCCTCGCTTTCAGGCTGGGCCGGCCGATCATCCTACGATGTAAAACATCAGATGGAAATGGAAATGGCCCATCGCCGCAGTACAGATTTACAAACAGATTTAGAAACTTTGAAGAAAGCTCAAGAAGAAGTTGTTTTTGAAAACAAGCAGCTTAAAAATGAGCTTTCACAATATAAACAAGCAACAAATGAGCTTAAAGAAGGTTTGCAAGATGTTAACCTTTCTAATGCTCGCTTGTTATACACGAACCGTGTATTGAGAAATATCTCCTTAAATGAGCGACAAAAGGAAACGATTGTCGAAGCTATTTCACGTGCTGGTTCAGTTACAGAAGCAAGAACAATCTTTGATACGCTTCAAAGCACAGCGCAGGCTCGACCTAAAAAGAGCCCACAATCGCTGAGCGAGGCATTAGGAAACCGTTCCTCCGCAACTGTAATCCGCGCTTCTCGTCCCCGACATGAGAGAAGTACCTCCGAGGCTGATCCTTTCCAGGATCGCATGAAGAGATTAGCGGGAATTAAATAGCATAAAATCATTATATAAAAGGAGGTGATTAAATTATGTCTGGTATTGTTGAAAGGTTAACGGAAGGTATCGTTAATCGTGATATGCGCACCGAAAGTCACGCACTTCTAGCGAAGTGGGAGCGCACAGGACTCTTAGAGGGTCTTGGAAGTGATCGTGAGAAGGGCACCATGTCCCGTCTCTTAGAAAATCAAGCTAAGGAGCTACTTCGTGAGAATAGCACAATGGCTGGTGGTGATGTTGAAGGCTTCGCGGCCGTCGCATTCCCCATTGTTCGTCGTGTTTTCGCTGGCTTAATCGCTAACGATCTCGTGAGCGTGCAGCCCATGAGCCTCCCCTCGGGACTCATTTTCTTCCTTGACTTCACCATTTCTACCGATGGAGCTGGTCTCCCTCGTCTTGGTTATGGTGATCCGCAGGGTGATGAAGAGTCACTGTATGGTGGCGGACGAGTGGCCAGCCAGATCACTGGCGGTGTGCTTCTCAGTGGAGTTAATGCCGAAGAAGGGCCTTATAACCTTAACAACGGTTATTCGTCTCCAACAGCTTCTGCTGCTTTGACGTTTACATTTGTTAGCTCAAGTACTTACAGTTCTAGCGCTGGTGATCTGCCCAGTCTTTGTCGCTTTGACGCCGATCTGGAGTCGCAGTCTGGTATTGCTAGTGTTGCTGTTTATACAGCTGATACAAGTGGTCTTACTTTGTTCAACGCGGAAGACCTTGTTGCGCTCGTAATTAGTGGTTCCAATGGTAATGCCGGTATGGGCCGCGGCGAAGCGATCACCGGCTCTGTGGCCGATGGTGGAGCTGTTCAGCTTCGTCGTCTTACGCGCCTGAGTGGTTCTAGCCAGGATGTTGTATATATTGTAGTTGCGTCTTATGACGGTACGTTGTCTGCAGCTCAGTGCTCAAGCAGCATTGCTACCATTCAGAGTGGAACAAACGTTTACTACCCACAGAAGGATGACCTTATTGCTGGTGGCGCTCTTGGTTCTGTTATTGGTGATACACCCTGGGGACTTGAGAATAACCAGAATATCCCTGAGATCGATATCAAAGTCGATTCCGTGGCTATTACGGCGATGACCAAGAAGCTTAAGGCTAAGTGGACCCCTGAGTTAGGACAAGATCTTAACGCATACCACAACCTTGATGCTGAGGTTGAGCTTACTAGTATTCTCTCTGAGCAGATTGCTCTTGAGATCGATCGTGAAATTCTTGAGGATCTCATGATGCAGGCAACTGCTGGTACTTACTACTGGTCTCGTTCTCCCGGTCTGTTCGTTAATCGTACATCCGGCGCCGAGATTGGCGCTAGCTCTGCTGCTCCTGATTTCACAGGTACAGTGAGCGAGTGGTATGAGACTCTTGCTGAAACTATCAATGATGTTTCCGCACAGGTCCATCGTAAGACTCTTCGTGGTGGAGCTAACTTCGTTGTCTGCGGACCCGAGGTTGCTAACATCCTTGAGTTCACTGCTGGATTCCGTGCTAGTGTCACAGCTGATGACGAAACCGGTTCTATCGGCGCCGTTAAAGTTGGGTCTCTGAGTAAGAAGTTCGATGTTATTGTGGATCCTTATTTCCCCCGTAATGTTGTTCTTGTTGGTCGACGTGGTTCCTCTTTCCTTGAAAGTGGATATGTGTATGCACCTTATGTGCCGCTGCAGACCACGCCTACTATCTTTGGACCAGAGGACTTCGTGCCCCGTAAGGGAGTCATGACTCGTTATGGTAAGAAGATGGTTCGTCCTGATATGTACGGATTAGTTATCGTTCGCGGTCTAATCGGTGAGGCTGGCGCTACTAGCTAAACACTAGTCGCAATATAAATGTAAAGCCTCCGTCTTTGACGGGGGCTTTCGTTTATTTACAACTATTTAATTATATAAGAAGAGAAGAAAGAAGAATCTTAGAGCCTATATTATACGGAGGAACAATTATGAGATTATCAGTAGGTAGAATTCGCAACTTGATAGAACAAATCACTCAGGAAACACTTATAAAGTATAACTTGGTACCAGCCGTAAATGGGGGCGCCGAACTGGGCACTAGCGCCAAAAGATATGCTAACATTTATTGCCAAGACTTAAATCTTGCTAATGAGCGCGGTGATTACACTGTGATTGAGGAAGAAGATTATCTTGGCTTAAGAAATAACAAAACGAACAAACTTTACAAGTTTGTTCTTGAAGAAGTTGAAGCTGAGTCCGACAGCGCGGAGGGTAAATAAATGCCTATGTGGATAAGTGGTTCATCGGCCTGTTCAGGGTCTATAATGGGAATTTTGTCAGGCTCTATTCCGGTCGGTCAGACGGGCTCTTATGATAATGCATTATCTGGGGGCATCTGTACGGGCTCTCTTTTGGTTCATACTTATTCTGGCAGCGCATGTCAGCGATTATACATTCGTCTTTCCGGTTCGGGGGGCGATGAGTGGGTCTTCATCACAGGATCAACTGGTTGCGCAGAGTGGATCCCGGGACCATAATTTAATTTTGTAAAGCCTCCGTCTTTTGACGGGGGCTTTCGTTTGTCCAAAACTACTTACATGTGAGCCCTTCGGGGCTCGTATTATTTTATGATATGATTACAAATGGAGGATTATAAAATGGGAACAAAAAGAGTAGGCTTGGCACGAACCCAAGCATTAATTGAGAATTTAAAGAGAGATCTTAATCTAAATGGTTCGTCCGTAGCTGGAATGGATCAGAAAGTAGTTAACGTTACTGGCGCCGGCGGCTCAACTACACTAGTTGCGGCCGATTCAGGAAAAGTATATCTTGTAAACGCTGCCGATGGCACACACACATTTACATTACCAGCCCTTACGGCCGGTTTTAATATGGAAATTATTGTTACTGTATTATCAGACAACGATATCGTGGTAACAGCCCCTGGAGACAATATGATTACTTCTTGTAGACAATTTACAGCCAGTGGCGCCGCCGAGACCCATATCACGTCTACGTACACTACAGTGACGCTTAATGCGGATACTGTTAATGCGGTTGTAGGCACGAGAATAAGAATTTATTGCGATGGTACAAATTATGTATTTATTGGCGATTGTTCTGCTCAGAGCAATACCGCATTTTGGGTCGGCTCTTAATAATAGATATTAAATAAAATATATTTATATACTTTCCCCCCTTTCCTTTTGGATTGGGGGGTTTTTTAAAAACACCGATCTGCCAATTTTTTTCGCCCCCAATTTTTTGAGATTTTCGCTTTTTAGACTAGTTACTACATAAAACAGGAGTTTTTTATGGGTAAGAAAAGAAGGCTGAATGCAGCCAAAGCAAAGTTTAACGCCAAACATGGCGCGCATCCTAGGATGAAGTTTTTAGCCCAAACGACGCAAGCGCCCGAAGCCGAAACTGTTGAAGAAACAGCAACACTTGAAAAACCTCCAGAAGTTGAAACGGTATCAGTAAGTTCAGTAAGTTTAACACCAAAGAAAACTGTTACCGCTACTAAGCCCACCGCGACTAAGACTATTGTTGCAAAAGCTAAGAAAAGCGCAACAACTCGCAAAAAAAGCACAACTTCAACGAGAAAAAGAACGGCAAAAAAGAAAGCAAATAACACATCTGCATAAATAAAGTTTTTTCTTTGTAAACGAGACGCAGCTTGCTAGGGGTTTTGTTTTGTGATTTACTATTTATACTAGGAGGATTTTAAATGCCGACTGATTTAAATCCAATATCACAAACCAGCGCCGTTATATTACCAGTGACCGGCACCGCCACCGATGTTTCGGGAGCTGTTCCTTTTGGAATTTACACCGCATCGGTTGATTTTTTAAGTGGTGCCGTTGATCAAGTTGCTTATGTGTATAAGAAGCTTGGGGGCGATGTCCTCGATATTGAAATAACAGCAGATAATGTATATGCTGCGTATGAAGAAGCCGTTTTGGAATATTCATATTATATTAATATGCATCAAGGAAAGAACGTTCTTTCCTCAGTTCTGGGTTCACAAACCGGAACATTTAATCATAACGGTGAGTTATTAACGGGCCCTGCAAGTTCTAGTTTATATTATCCTCGCGGCGGAGGATTCGGATTATCTTATGCGCGCCGTGTAGGTGATACTGCAGCGACCGCCGGCGGCTTTGGGGGTACTGTGCCTCAATATTCGGCCTCATTTGCTCCAGTTAAAGATCAACAAGATTACGATATACAAACAATTATTTCTGATGCTTCTGACTCCGGAGTTAATGAACGCGGCGATGCAGTACCTTATGCTGGTTTAATTGAGAACAAGAGGGTCTTAATAGATAAAGTTTTTTATCGCTCTCCACGGGCTATGTGGCGCTTCTATGGCTATTATGGGGGTGTGGGTGTTGTTGGTAATTATTCCACGTATGGACAGTTTGCTGACGATTCTACATTCGAGATTATTCCCACATGGCAAAACAAAATGCAAGCCATTATGTATGAAGACTCAATTTACACCAGGACCTCTCATTATTCATATGAGTTGGTAGACGGAAAATTAAGACTTTTCCCCACACCGAGTTACTGGGGCCTTGACGATCTTGACGATACTATATGGGTAAAATTTCATGTTCAAGTGGATGCCTTTGCGACGGGCTCATATGATAATGGGGTTGAAGGCATCAATAATATTAATACTATTCCGTTTGATAATATACCATACGCGAATATTAATTCAATGGGTAAGCAGTGGATTCGTAAATTTGCGTTAGCATTATGCAAAGAGATGTTGGGACAAGTGCGAGGCAAGTTTACTACGGTACCCATTCCAGGAGAAAGCGTTACGCTTAATCATTCAGAACTGCTATCTCAAGCAAAAGATGAACAACAACAATTGAGAGATAAGTTAATGGAGATGCTTGATACTGTTGAATACGTTGATTTGGCGAAACAGGATCAGGAGCTTGGCGAAGCAGCTACAAATATTCTTAAAGTAACCCCGTTACCAATTTTTATAGGGTAGATAAGTTATGGCAGATGAATGGAAAAGACCAGCACAACCGCCCCCTCCGCTCTTTCTTGGTAAAAAAGAGCGTGATCTTGTAAAGCAAGTTAATGATGAGCTTATTGAAAAGGTCATCGGCCAACAAATACTATATTATCCAATTGATATGAGCACTACAGACTTTCACCCGCTGTATGGGGAGGCTGTCGAAAAAACTTATTTGCCTCCCGTTCGTGTATATGCTTTAATAGAATTTACTGAGTTTACTACTGACTATTTAGAAAGCGCAGGCATTGATAAAATATGGGAGATCAATATTCATTTTCACAAAAGAAGGCTTGAAGAAGATCAAAACTTGTATGTTCGTGAAGGGGATTTTGTGTTGTATAGCGAGTATTATTATGAAATTGTAAAGCTGAGCGAGCCTAAGTTGTTGTTTGGTCAAGCCGATCGACAGTTTGAAATTGCAGCAAGATGCCGTAGAGCTAGAAAGGGGCTGTTCGATGCTACCTGATAATTTTGATTTTGCAATGCTGCCGTCAGGAAGCGCCAACTATAAACTAAAAGAGATAGGAATGCTATCTTCTACCATCGAAGATCTAGATTTCGCTTTATATGATTGGGTAAAAGATCTACAGCTTTCCACGAACACCAACGAGGGCTTTAACAAAGCTATTGTAATTTGGCAGATCCCTGAAAGATCTTTTCAAGTTAAAAAGGATAAGGATCTCCGCGACGATGCCGGCGCACTTAAACTTCCCTTGGTAAGTGTAGAGAGAACGGGAATTGTTAAAGATCCCAGCAGGAAAGGCGCCTTCCAAGCTCAGCTATACTCAATCGATAAAAATGGTCGCACCGGCAGAATGGTGATCGCCCAAAAAATTGTCCCAGAAAAAACTCAGAATTTTGCGATCGCATCAGGCCTTCGCAGCAATATCGGAGTTAAGAAACAGAAGTATTATCCGAGAGTAAATAAGAAAGTTGTTGTTAAATCTTTATCGATACCCATTCCCATTTATATTAATGTGGATTATAAGATTGTTATTAAGACTGAATACCAGCAACAGATGAATGATCTGATGACTCCGTTCATAACCAGAACCGGACAAATTAACGGATTTCTTTTAAGAAGAAATGGACACCTCTACGAAGGCTTTATTGATCAAGGTTTTACTCATAGTAATAATGTCAATAATCTTCAGGAAGACATGCGCATGTTTACAAGCGAGATCACCATTAAAGTGCTAGGCCACTTAATTGGCGAAGGTGAAAGCGACGATAGGCCCATTGTAAGGGTAGATGAGAACGTAGTGGAGTATCAATTTCCACAAGAATCTGCCGTTCCAGCTGGAAACACTAATTTTTTTGAAGATTAGTTCCTGAACATTAAATGCATTTTTTCATTTCAGGAACTTACTTTTAGGGAATAAAAATACTATTTAATTTATGATTGAGACATCGATTAGGTCTTTTTTCAAAAGAGGAACAACATAATGTCAGTAAAGAGCTTCAAATTTGTATCTCCTGGAGTATTTATCCACGAGATTGATAACTCCTTTATACCAAAATCAGCAGATGCTATTGGTCCGGTGGTTATCGGACGCGCATCTCGCGGTCTGGCGATGCAGCCAGTTAAAGTTGAGTCATATTCACACTTCGTAGAATTATATGGGGATACAGTGCCAGGAAACGGCGGTGGCGATGTATATCGCGATGGAAATTATTCATCTCCTATGTACGGAACATACGCCGCAAAGGCGTTCCTGAGATCAAATGTCGCACCATTAACCTATATTAGGCTTCTTGGTACGCAGCATACAGATGCTACTTCCGGGACCGATGGCGAAGCCGGCTGGAAGACAACGAGAGATCCAAATATTGATGTCGCCAGTAATGGCGGCGCTTATGGCATGTGGATTATTCCTTCGGGCACTGCAGCAACTTTAGATGCTGGCTCTTTGGCCGCAATTTGGTATGTTGATTCGGGCTCAGCTGTGATGCTGAGTGGCACTGTGCGCGGCGCAACAGCATCCGCCGGCGAATCTAGAATGCAAGCAGTCGGTGTTCCAATTGGTTCTGATACAAACGGAGTATATACCGTTTCTATCTCCGGCTCAGACGGCGCCCTAGAAAAGATTGCATTTAACTTTGATGACGATTCCGAATATTTTATTCGAAAGAGATTTAATACGAACCCTCAGCTTGGTAATGTTCTTGCATCGGCCTTTTTCCCGACTGCTTCTGCCAAAAGATATTGGCTTGGCGAAAGCTTCGCGCAGACAGTTCGTGATGGTGTTGATGGAACCCTTACGGGTGGCGGCACCGACTTAACGAGCGCCGAAGCACAGGCAATTATCTTGCCCATCGCTTCTGGATCGTCTGCTGCCGGCCCACAGGACATGTCAGGTAAAGGTTTTGGAGAAGCCCGCGCCGGTTGGTTTGTTGGCCAGGATCTTGGCGCTGCCGCATCTTATTCGCCGCAATCGGCTCAGAAGCTCTTCCGTTTAGTTGGCCGCGGCCACGGCGCATGGCTTTCTAAGAATGTGAAAGTTTCCATTGAAAAGATTCGGGCTTCAACAGCTCCCGGAATCACTGATTATGGTACATTCTCTATAGTTATGAGAATGCTGAAAGATACAGATACCAATGTCCAGGTTCTCGAAAGGTTCGATAATCTCACCTTAGATCCTAGTTCTCCGAATTTTGTCGCAAGACGCCTCGGAGACGTCTATCATCAGTGGTCTGACACCACTCGCCGTCTTACACAATATGGCGAGTATCCAAATCAGTCCAAGTATGTTTATGTTGATATGAATGAAGATGTAGAGATGGGCGCAACAGACGCCACCCTTCTTCCATTCGGCTATTATGGACCGCCTAAGTTTACAGATGTAACTAGTTGGAATGGAAGTGCTATGTCTGCATCAACTCTAGGTCCTTCGGCTATTGTCAACAAGTATATATACACGAATGCGGCTGTGTTTTCGGTAACTACTAGTGGCTCAGCTCAATATAATTATTTTACTGTACAAACCGGTGCTAGCGGAATCGGTGCCTTCACCGCAACTCTTAAGTTCCCGTTTACAAGGCTTAGGCTCTCTGCATCTGATGGCGGTCTTGTCGATCAGACTGACGCATATTTCGGTATGCGCTCTACCAGAACGCAGACAAGCACTCGCGCAGATGCCAGCGCTGGGGCCCCAAATAGATTATGGTTAACCGAGATGCACAACGCAGATCCAACCACCGGGACAGCTCCTGCTGGTGTAGATGGCTTCGCTTATGTCTTCTCATTAGATGATATTGTCAAGTCTGATTCTGTAGATGGTTATTTCTTCCGCTCCGGATCGAGAGCTGGCGAAACGAGTTATGACGCAACCGGGGGCAGAACTTATAAGGATCTGCTTGATGTTGACATCAATCGTTTCACCGCGCCATTCTGGGGCGGCTTTGACGGCGTAAATATCTATAAGCCCGATCCATTCTATAATACTGGAATTGGCTCAACAAACGCCGCTAGTTATACATATAGTACAATTCGGCGCGCAATTGATACGGTATCTGACGCAGAGCAGATTGATATGAATATGCTATCAATGCCTGGATTAACGAAAGACGCACTAACCGCGCACATGATTAATGTTTGTGAAGAGCGCGCAGATTCATTGGCGCTTATTGATTTGGCTAATGTATATGTTCCTGCACACGAAGAGAGATTGTCTAAGTCGGCGCGCGTTGCCACAACTCCGACAGCGGCCGGAACCGCGCTTCGCGATAGAAGAATCGATTCAAGTTATGGTTGTACGTTCTATCCATGGGTTCAGACTCGGGATGAAGCTTCGGGCCAGTTAGTTTGGATCCCGCCCACAGTCGCTATGCTTGGTGTCTTTGGTTCTTCTCAGCGTAAGTCAGATGTTTGGTTTGCCCCCGCAGGTTTCAATCGCGGCGGCTTATCCGATGGTGCTGCTGGAATTCCAATCACCAATATTACCGAGAGATTAACCTCTAAAAATAGAGATGTTCTTTATGAGAATAGAATTAATCCAATCGCATCATTCCCATCCAGTGGAATTGTTGTGTTCGGCCAGAAGACTCTTCAGGAACGCCGCAGCGCCCTCGATAGAATCAACGTCCGCAGATTGGTTATCTACATGAAGAAGCAGATCTCAATTCTTTCTACTCAAGTTCTCTTTGAGCAGAATGTCCAGGCAACCTGGAACCGATTTAAGGGCCTCATCGAGCCATTCTTGGCAAATGTTAAGGTTCAATTCGGTATTACTGATTATCGCTTAATCTTAGACGAGAGTACAACTACTCCTGATCTTATCGATCAGAATATTATGTACGCTAAGATTATGATTAAGCCCGCGAGAGCAATCGAGTTTATCGCAATTGATTTCGTAATCGCATCTACGGGTGCATCTTTTGATGATTAAAAAATCATCGTTTACTATTTAAAATATATAGGGAGTAACAAAATATGCCATTCTGGTCAGAAGCACACGAGTCAACTACAAAAGACCCGAAAAGAAAATTTAGGTTTCAAGTAAGTTTTAGTAACATTGTCGATCCTAACGGCAACGGCCCCATTCTTTGGTACGCCAAGACAGTAAGTAAGCCATCTTTTCAGATCGCAACCACAGAGCACAAGTATTTAAATCATACATTTTATTATCCTGGTTCTGTTACGTGGCAGGATGTTACATTGGCGCTCGTCGATCCTGTTGTTCCCGATGTTTCAATTACTTTGGCTCGCCTTCTTGAGCAGTCAGGATATCGAATCCCCGGCAATGCGGTTGATGAGGCATCTTTAGGCACTCTTTCGAAGGGTAACGCAGTCGGTGCTCTCGGTCAAGTAGCAATTGTGCAGCTTGACGGCGATGGTGTGCCCATTGAAACATGGACGCTTTGGAATGGATTTATTACAGAAGTTAAGTTTGGAGATCTAGAGTACGGCTCTGACGATCTGCTTCAGCTTGATGTTACTCTTAAGTATGATTGGGCACGAATTGAGACCACTGCAGGTCAGTCGGCGCTTAATGGCGATTCCTCACAAGCAGCATTTAACATTGCTAGCGGAACGTAGTATAATATAAAGATAACATAGAGGTGTATATTGTCAAGAAATAGTGATCGCATGGGCCAACATACGGTTCAGGCCGCGGATCCTTCCCCGCAAATGACACAACAAACAGAGGCTAGCCCCGGCGGTTTTTCTTTTGTTGTGCCTACAGAGTTTGTAGAACTGCCATCACAGGGTAGGTTCTATAATGAAAATCATCCTTTGCATAATGTAGAAACAATCGAGATTAAGCAGATGACAGCCAAAGAAGAAGACTTATTAACATCGAGAGCCCTTCTTAAAAAAGGTGTTGCTTTAGATAGGGTGATTAAAAGTATCATTGTAGATAAAAGAATTAATCCTGATTCGTTATTGGTTGGCGATCGAAATGCAATAATGGTTGCAGCCAGAATTTCCGGATATGGAAATGATTATTCAACAAATATTAATTGCCCCAGCTGCACATCCACACAAGAATATTCATTTGATCTACATGATTCAAATATTACACATGGTACAGCCAGCGAAGAACTTAGCGTTAAAGATCTTGGCGGCGGCATGTTTAGCACAATTCTGCCGCGCACTAAGTTCGAAGTTACTTTCAGGCTCTTATGTGGAAATGATGAGAAAAAGCTTTTAGATCAGATTTCAAACGCAAGAAAGCGCAACAAAGAAGAAAACACAGTTACAAGCCAAATCAGACTTATCACTCATGCAATAAACGGAGACACTACTCCTGATGCTATTAACTTTTTTGTAGAAAATGTTCCGTCACTTGATGCTCAGCATTTGAGGGCGGCTTTTACGATGGTAACACCCGATATTGATTTAACTCAATATTTTTCGTGTAACGAATGCGGTTATGAAACCGATTTGGAGGTTCCGCTTACATCGGACTTTTTTTGGCCTAAGCGCTGAATATATGCAACAGGTATATGAGCAGTTTTTCTTTCTGAAATATGCGGGAGGCTGGTCATTTAGCGAAGCATATAATCTTCCCGTTGGCCTCCGCGAATGGTTTGTTAAGAGACTCGTGAAGCAGCTCCAGGACGAGAAAAAAGCAGTAGAAGAGGCCTCAAAAGGAAAGGGCAAATCGCAGGAATTGACTGCGTTTAATCAACCGCGCCGAGCTAAAGGCCCCCGACAAACATAAAGCAAGGCTAGCCCTTGCTTTTTTTGTTTAAAACTAATTATTTATAGTTTGAGGATTTATTGATGGCTGATACCCCAAAGTATTCTGAAAAAGATCTTGAGCGCGCCAAAAAAGCGCTTGAGATACAAAAAGAAATAAATAAA